ACATTAATGATGGCACTAACGACATTCATCTGGTTAAAGATGCACCCATAGCGGCTGGCGGTGCGCTTCAGATATTAGACGCTGGTGCTAAGTTTGTGGTGCATTCTGGTGACAGGCTTTATGTCAAATCAAACACAGCAAGCAGCGCAGATGTTTGGGTGTCTGCTGTTGATGCAATCAGCACATAGGAGTTACCGATGGGTTATGTAGGCAATCAACAGACAGAAGGCTTTAGCAGCATCCCTGCCAAGCAAGACCTGACTGGCGCATCTGGCACAACGCTAACACTTTCTCACGCTGTATCTAGTCCAGAAGCCATTGACCTATACATCAATAATGTAAGGCAAGAGCCAACTACAGCTTACTCAGCGGCGGCAACGACTGTAACTCTTACTGGTTCTGTTGTGGCTAGTGATGATATTTATGTGGTGTATAACGCTTTAGCTTTGCAAACAACTGTACCCCCTGATGGCTCTGTTACATCAGCCAAGCTAGACCCCAACCTTGTATTAGGTGGCGGCAGTTTTCTAGGTGATAGTGGTGGTGGTACGGCAGACATCTTTCGGGTGCATCAAGTTGAGTTAAACACAAATGTCACTTTGGCAGCTAGTACAAACGGTCTTTGCGCTGGCCCTTTAACCGTAGCTTCAGGAGTCGTCATCACCGTTAGTGCTGGTGCGACATTGGTGGTAGCATGAGTACCTTAAAAGCAGATACCATTCAGAGTACAGGCGGTGGTGCAGCTACGCTGACTAAGCAACACGCATCAAAGGCTTGGTGTAAATTTGGTCCTGATGCACAGCCTGACGACAGTTTCAACATTGCCTCTGGAACAGATGTAGCGGTGGGGCAATACAGATTTGCAAAAACAAATGCAATGTCTACAACTAATTATGCCGTGACTTCAGGTTCTGGCAGAGCTATTAACGCCTTTAACACAGGTGAAAATAGCAACGCTATAGAAAGTACAGTAAATCATACACAATCAAAATATGATGTGGCTGGTGCTAATTTTACAGATTATAATGCAGATGGCTATGGTATGCACACAATACACGGAGACCTAGCATGAGTGAGATACTTGTAAACAAACTCACTGGCACAAGCACTGCTGGTAACATCACAGTGACAAGCGAAGGCGGTGCAGCGACTATGCAGTTGCAGCAGGGTTTGGCAAAAGTTTGGGCTAACTATGAGCTTGCTGGCGTTCATTCATTTCTAGATTCGTTTAATACATCTTCAATTACAGATAATGCGTCAGGTAAATCGACTATAGGATTTTCGTCAGCTCTTTCTTCTGTAAACTATGCTTCAAGTGGAATTGGGTACAAAGCGTCTGATAGCAACGCATACTCTACGTCCGTTACAGTAGGTGACGTAAAAACAACCACATCTATAAAGTTGTATCATATGTATACTACAGCTTTTTACGACATGCCTGACGCATCTTTTATTGTTTACGGAGACCTCGCATAATGGCAAATGGAAAAATCAAAGCAGATACCCTAGAACACAGCACCGCTGGGTCAGTTGATACGCTGTTTGTTGTAAGTGGTGCAACGGTTTGTTGTGCTATGATTGACCTACCCAATGATTTTACTGGCGGCGCAAACACTGTATACGGTTCTATAAATGTATCTTCTTATACTGATTCTTCAACTGGAAACGGTATAGCTATTCCTACAAACAGTTTTAGTTCTAGGACAGATAGAGTGGTTGTCACAGGGGCTGTAGGCTCAAACAAACTAACAGCTTTCATTACAGGCTCAACCGTATCTCAGGTAAGTTTACAAGCTACAGATGCTGATACAGACACAGAACAAGACCAAGTTATGACTTTTACAGCTACAGGAACTCTTGCATAATGACAACGACACCAGAGTTTCAAGGCACACACCTATTTGACAGACTATGCTGGGCAAAGGAAAACCTAGACGGTGTACAGTCAGACTACCGTGTAGTGTATGAGGACAGCGTAGATGAATGTGCAAAGATACTTGTACCCGATCCGAATTGGATGGCTTGTGCGCTACAAGGCGGTATCCTGCCACCTGTGTGGGTGTATCACGAGTTGGCTAAAGATGAAGCACAACCAGACTTCAAGAAGCACACTAGAGGTTACTTGCTGCATCAGACAGAGCCAGTAGAGGCGATGACCGAAGAGCAAGCGATCGAATATTTAATTCTCAAGGACTGTCCACAGCATGTGGTCAAGACTTGGAACGAGGGCAACCGCCCTACTATGGTTATCTGCAAGAAAGAGCAGTTACCGCAAACTAGAACGTGGCGCAATGCGTGGCGTATATCTGATGAACTAGCCGCATAGGAGATTATAATGGCTGTAAACACATACATCGTAGACAAGGACGGTAATCAGATTGACGCTTCAACTGCTACCGTTCCAGCAAACCGTGACTTCCGTGGTGCTTGGGTACTGAACGGCTCTGTCATTTCAGAAGACCTAACAAAAGCCAAGGAGATTTTTGCTGACAAGGTTCGTGAAGCTCGTAAGCCTTTGCTTGAAGCACTGGACACAGACTTTATGAAAGCACAAGAGACAAGCGCAAGCACGACTGCCATCGTTGCAAGCAAGCAAGCATTGCGTGATGCCCCTGCCGCTGGTGACAGTGCATCAACAATGGCTGAACTTAAAGCAGCGTGGCCTTCATGCTGTGGTGATAGCCCATACTAAGGAGCCTAGCCAATGGCCTTAAGTAAAATTATAGCAGAAGGCGTAGACCTTACTGATACCTTTGCGTTCACTGGCACTGTAACAGGTGCTGGTTTAAGCTCACCGTTTGGAAATACAGTTGCGGTTACATCTGAGGGTGGAGCAGTTACGACTAATCTGGCGCAGGGTTTGGCGAAGGTGTGGTCTAATTTCAACGGAACTGGAACTATTGCGCTGCGGGACAGCAGCAATGTTGCTAGTTTGTCGGACGCCGGCACTGGAGCTTATACGGTCAATCTGACAAATGCACTGTCCAACGCCAATTACTGCGTTGCTGGCATTGGTAACGATGAGGGTGGTCAGCAGAACCATAGTTTCTTAAGGTTTGATGCAACGCCAACAACCAGTGCTTGCCCATTAACGACTGGTACAGGTCATCATTCAGGCGTTACCGCTGGTATCCATCTAGATGTTAGCAATGTACATACAGTAATTATGGGAGATTTAGCCTAATGCCCTATATAGGAAAATCCCCTGTGAGTGGTGGCTTCCACAAATTAGGAAGCCTGACCGCATCAGCGACAGCAACCTACGCTTTGACGCTAAATGGTGCGGCATACTTCCCAGAGACTGCTAATCAACTGCTAGTCTCTCTCAACGGTGTGATCCAAGCACCACAAGACAGCTTCACAGTATCAGGCAGCAACCTTGTATTTGACAGCGCACTCACAAGCAGCGACAGCATCGACTTTGTTGTGGCTTTGGGTGATGTGCTGGGTGTGGGCAGCGTTACTGACGGTGCTGTGACTACAGCTAAGATTGGTAACAATGCTGTTACTGATGCCAAGTTAGCAAACACACTAGACTTATCTAGCAAGGCACTAACAATGCCCACTGGTTCTGTATTGCAAGTCCAATACACACAATTTACTGGTACATCATTAACAGCAACATCAGCAAATACATGGCTAGCTATTCCAGATATAAATATTAATATTACCCCTACAGCGACAAATAGCAAAATAATGGTGCAAATGTTTATAGGTGCTTGGGAACATAGCAACGACAATGATCACGTTGTTCGGTTTGGTTTTTATAGAGATTCTACTTTATTAGTAGCACCAGCGGCAGGGAGTAGATGGACTGCTGTAGGAATGGGAGCAACAAACTTTGATCAAGGTGACCGTCTTTCTACTCCTGCAGTTGCTTGGATAACGTATTTTGACACACCATCAAGCACAAGTCAGATAACCTACAAAGGTGCTGTAAATGCAGGATCAACTTCTGGAAACTTTGCACTTAACAGAACGATTCAAGATACAGATGCAGCAGGGCATGAAAGAACTGTGTCAAGTATTGTCGTAACAGAGATAGCAGGATAGGAGAGACAGATGGCACTCATAAGATTAAACAATCAGTCTCTTACCGCAGTCACATCTGCTGGTTTGCCTACTGGCACTGTGTTGCAGGTTGTTAATGCAACAACATCAACAAGCACCCCTATCACCGGCACAACTTTTGCAGACACCACTTTAACTGCATCCATAACCCCAAGTTCTAGTTCAAACAAAATTTTAGTTATCACCAGTTCAGTTCTTGATGCAAGAAGCAGTGATGCTCAAAGTGGGGCTGGGATTAAGCTATTGCGTGATACAACAACGCTTTTTAGCGACACAACAGGAGATGCGTTTTTTATAAATGCAGCGACATCCAGCGGTCTGTCAATCATTGCGGGTCGTATGTCAACTAATTATTTAGACAGCCCATCTACGACAAATTCAGTAACTTATAAAATCCAAGGGCGTGGAACTACAAGCAATGAAACTGTTACCTTTCAGCTTAATAGTAATGTTTCTATGATCACTTTAATGGAAATTGCTGGCTGATGAAACCTACAGCCGCATCAGTGCAGTCGCAGATAGATACACATGAGGCTGTGTGTTCTGAGCGTTGGCGTGAAACCATTATGCGTATTAAACGCATCGAACACATTATGATTGGTTCTGCTGGCACTACAATCCTGTTGCTATTGAGCGTTGTAATGCGAGGCTGACATGGTAGTTGCTGAGGTACTAACTGGCATTGCGTTAGTCCAGCAATCCGTCAAATTTATTAAAGATAATATTAGCACTGCTCAAGACATTGGGCAGATAGCTAGCCAGATAGATGATCTGTTTGCTGGTGAAAAACAGGTGCAGCAAGCTAGAGCTAAGAAGTCTGGCACTGGTTTAGGCGATCAGTTTGGTGTCGATACTGTAGCTAAAGAAATGATTGACGCTAAGTTGGCTGCTGAACAGCTACAAGAAGTAGCTACTATGGTTGATATGCGGTTCGGTCATGGCACTTGGGCTGGCATTATAGCTGAGAGAGCCAAGCGTATCCAAGAGGCCAAGGAAGCAAAGGCTATAGCTAGACGTAAGAAGATACAAAAGGATAGAGAGTTTGAAGAGATGATGAAGCAAGCTGTTCTTGTTGGAGCCATCATTCTTATAGCAGTAGGCTTGTTTGTTTTCTTAATGGTCAGTGTAGCAAAGGCGATTGTCATATGATTAGTGTTGAGCAGTTTCTTAAATGGAAAGTTTTGCCTAGATGTATGATGCTTGCATCTACAGTTATGTCGTGGCGTTGTGCTGAATGGTTTATGGAATTAGATGTACCAACTGCTAGTCAGTCAGCATTTGTATCTGTAGTTATGGGCGTGATGACAGGTGTGTTTGGCATCTGGATGGGGCATGAGCATAAAGGTGAAACCAAATGAAGAACGCAGCTACAAGATTAAATGAGGCTAGTGAGGTTACTATTCCTCTTCGTAATCTTATCAGCAT